ATTTTGATAAAAAGATTCTTTTTACATGGACACAAAACACAGATACTTCAACTTCTGGATATAGAATAAGATACAAGACTGCTTCTGATGCTAATTATACATATATGTCTGTTCCAGGAAGAGGAACCCTATCAACATATTTGTATGGATTAAAGGCTGGTCAAACTTATCAGATAGCTGTAACAACGTATGATGTTTATGGAAATGACAACTCTGGGTATAAGCAGTATCCAGATATAGTAATACCAGCTAACACATCTTTAAAAACAGATGTAGCAATTACTGCTGGAGACATGAAACTCGGATACGGAATTGGTGGAAGTAATTCAAATAAAGGTTTATACATCGCTCCAGAAAATTATTGGTATGTAACTGGAAACACTAGCGTTTCATCTGCTGCAAGATTTAAAGTTGGAGGAACAAACGACTGGTTACTTTGGAACGGAACTAATTTAGAAATAACTGGAAAAATAAATGCTAATGCTGGAGCATTTACTGGTTCTGTAGACATAGGAACATCATCTGTAGATGGACAACTTAGAGTAACAACATCATCTGGAAAATTTGAAATAGGAAAGCTAACAAATATTTCTGGACAAAAGATTGGTATTGGAATCCAAGGAACCAACTCATCTGGTAAGCTTTTCCAGCTAGACACTGAATCTGGAATTATTGCTAACAAAGGAACAATTGCTGGTTGGACAATAGATGATACATCTATAAACAAAGCTGGCAATATTGGATTTTTTGCTACAACTACACCAGGAGATGTAGCCATATGGGCTGGTGGATCTAGAACGGTAAGTCCTAATTTTTCTGTAACATACGCAGGTAAACTTGTAGCTAGAGATGCAGTGCTTAAGGGAATGGTACAGACTGGAGAAGCATATTTTGGAACATTAATACCTGACGCAACAACAGCAACTGGATACAAGCTTGATCAGGGATGGAAAGTTGACGGAGCAGACATAAAGTCTACAAACGTATCTTCTGAAATAAGACTGAATGGTCTTCAGGGTTCAATAATTGGTGGTAACATAGTAGGATCAAATCATTATTTTACAAGTCCTTCCGTATGGAACACTGCTAATCCAGGAGCTGGAAGTGGAAACCCAGGAAACATAGACTATATTTCTTCTAGTGGAAACTTTAGATTAGCAGGCGGAAAGCTAACATATGATGGAACAGTATTTAATGTGCAAACAGATCTTGTAGCCTCTAATATATTTTTAGGTACAGGAGTTAATTTTTCAAATGACTACTTGCTTGGTAAGGACACAACCATATCTGGAACAACAAAAGCAGCAGGAAGTTTTGCATTAGGAAATGGTTCTTTAGTTTATGATAAAACATCTAACTCTGTTTCAATAAATCCAAGCGGTTTACCATATAGCCAATTTAAAATTAGACTTAGTGTTTCATCTAACAATGACGGATATGGTGGAGATACTACGGTTGTTCAAGATAAAGATGGATACCTAACAACTGGTAGAGCATTCCATTATGGGGGAGCAAACCTTCCCAATGGGGCTTTATCTAGAGATGTTGGCGGAGTAAGTGTAAGCTTCAATCCTGGAGACATATGGCTTTCAAGAATTTAATGGTGTAGGCATATGACAATCTGGAGAAGAATTAACGACCAAGGTGGCGAAGTTCCATACGCAACAAATGGTTGGGTAAAGATAAAAAATATATGGAGAAGAATTAATGACTCAGGTGGAGAAGTTTCTGCTGCAGTAAACGGCTGGGTAAAAATAAGAACCATCTGGAGACTACAAAGCACTGGTCTATGGATTAAAATTTTTGGATCTAATATTCCTAATGCTGAAACAGCAAATCCACCATCTTTAAATTTTGTTTCACCAGCTGGATTTGAATCAATTGATTCTCCATTTAATGGAGATAGAATATATTTAACTAGAGGCGAATGGAATGAACAGCCTACAAAATTTACCATGTACATTCAAAAATCAAGTCCTCCGTATTCAACATGGACAGATTTAATAACTCCAGTAGTTAAAGAATATACAAATTATTCTAATTCTGATGCATCTTTTCAAGTGCCAACAAGCATATCTAACAGGCCTCTAATATCAAAAACAGATGTTTACAATAAGGCAAAATTTAGAGGAAAGATAAAAGCAGAAAATGATGATGGAGAAGCAGACCTAAACTTTCCATCTATGGGAATTGCAGCCAGATATTTATTTAACATATCATCATTTGAAATTACAGATGAAACAGAATCGGCATTAACGCTATCCTGGGCATATGATCCTTCAACAATAACAGTTTCTCAAATTCCAACCTATATGTATTCACAAGAAATTCAGCTTTATAATAGTGCTGGACAGCCACAGCTTCCTTTTGCTGAAGTCGTATCATTACTAGATACATCAACAGTAATAAATTTACCAAATAATCTAAACCCTAATGATAGTTATCAGTGGGAGCTTTCAATCATAGCTGATGATTACTACAGAGATTTTACTGGAGTTAGATATTCTTCAGACGGACCAACACAAGAGCTTGCATTTATAGACTGGCAACCAGGAATTATTGAAGACCCATCAATTACATTTTCAAATAGAACCAAGGAATCTTTTTCTGTAGAATGGTTTTCTACAAATGCAACTTCTTATAGGGTGGATATAAAAAGGAATTCAACTGGAGCTTCGTTGTCTGGTTATCCAGTAACCACAACAAATACATCTGCTGTACTATCTGGGCTAACAATAAATGCTCTTTATAACATATCTGTTACTGCCCTTGGAGGGAATGCCTATCCTCTAAAGGAAAGTAATACTATAACAGAAAGCATTAGAACTCTTAATTTAGGAATTCAGGCTATACTTTCTAGAGCATATGATGCCACAGCTACTTCATTTAAGGTTGATATATTAAATTATCAAGACATAAGTACATTTGATATAACAATAAACTGCACAAATGGAAACGCAACAAGATCTGGATCTGTTATATCTGTTTCAGGAGTTAGCCAAAATCAACCATCGTGTGTATCTGTTACAACATCTAAAATAAATAATTCCGACCTTACAGCTTTTTCATACGATTTTGAAACATCTTCAGAGTCCTGCGAAACAACAGGAACGTGGTATTGCGTAACATATGTACAGGGTACACCAATTACGTGTTCAACTTTTCAATCACCAACAAACGTAAGCGGAAATGGTTCTGGATATGCAACAGCATGCTATACAACACCATCATGTTGCGTTTCAACTGTTTATAGTGATTGGAGTGCCTGCTCAGCTGGTGGTGTAAGAACTAGAACTAAAACAGAAACTTTTTTAAATTGTACTACTACTGTTACAACGGAAGAAGATTATTGCTGGTATTGCACAACAAGCGTTAACTTTAACTGTGCTGGTTGTACTCAAACTCTAGAGACTCAAAACATCAGTGGTAGCGGTTCTGGATACTCAACGTCATGCAGCACATCTGGATACCCAGCATGTCAGACCCCATGCATTTGTAATTCTACAGAAGAAGGAAAGTGTGGCGCTTGGAGCGCTTGGAGCTCATGCTCTGGAGGTTATAGATCCCGCACAAGAATTTGTCCAAACGGATCCGTGTGCCCTACATCTGAAACACAGCAGTGCTGGTATTGTACAACAAGCGTAAACTCTAACTGTGCAGGCTGTAGTCAGTCTATTGAAGGAAGCAACATCAGTGGTAGCGGTTCTGGATACTCAACATCATGTAGCACAAGCGGGTTTCCAGCCTGCCAAACCCCTTGCGTTTGCGACTCTACTGCAAACGGAAAATGCGGAGCTTGGAGCGCTTGGAGCTCTTGCTCTGGAGGGTATAGGTCCCGTACAAGAATTTGCCCAAATGGTTCACCATGCGAAACATCTCAAACACAGCAGTGCTGGTATTGTACAACAAGCGTAAACTCTAACTGTGCAGGCTGTAGTCAGTCTATTGAAGGAAGCAACATCAGTGGTAGCGGTTCTGGATACTCAACATCATGTAGCACAAGCGGGTTTCCAGCATGTCAAACCCCTTGCGTTTGTAATTCTGCAGCAGATAACGCATGTAGTACTTGGAGTTTTTGGAGTGCTTGTGTAAATGGATATAGAACTAGAACTAGAACGTGTCCATCTGGATCACCGTGTTCAACTTCCGAAACAGAGGCATGCAGCACATGGTATTGCACAACAAGCGTTAATATTAACTGCGCTGGATGTAGCCAAAGCGTTGAGAGTAGTAACATAAGTGGTAGCGGTTCTGGATTCTCTACTTCTTGCAGCACATCTGGATACCCAGCATGTCAAACCCCATGTGTTTGTAACGAAAGTGCATGCACAAGTTGGTCATTATGGTCAGCATGTTCAGGAAATAGCAGAACTAGAACTAGAACATGTAATTCTGGATCCCCTTGTGCAACTTCTGAAACAGAGCCATGCAGCACATGGTATTGCACAACAAGCGTAAACTTTAACTGCGCTGGATGTAGCCAAAGCGTTGAGAGTAGTAACATAAGTGGTAGCGGTTCTGGATACTCAACATCATGTAGCACAAGCGGATACCCAGCATGTCAAACACCTTGCACTTGTAATGCTACAGAATTAGCAAATTGTAGTGCTTGGTCTGGATGGAGTGCCTGCAATAACTTTACACAAACTCGCACGAGAGTTTGTGGTTCTGGTTCACCATGCAGCACTGTAGAAGAAAGATTCTGCTCAACCCCACCTTCCTTCCCTGCTAACCCGTTCTTCCCACCGTTCTTCCCACCGTTCTTCCCACCGTTCTTCCCACCGTTCTTCCCACCGTTCTTCCCACCGTTCTTCCCACCGTTCTTCCCATTCTTCCCACCGTTCTTCCCATTCTTCCCACCGTTCTTCCCATCATTTAAGGGCCCTAGCTTCCCTGCTAACCCATTCTTCCCACCATTCTTCCCACCGTTCTTCCCACCGTTCTTCCCACCGTTCTTTGACGGACCATTCTTCCCATCATTCCAGGGCGATGAGCGTTAATGAAAATATAAAGCCTTGACAATCCTGTATAAAATGATAGAATATAGTAACTCGAAAGGTAATATATGAATAAATTAGATTTAGGTGGAAGCACCTACATGGTTTTGATCGAAGGAGAATTTGCTGGTTGGTTTAATATACCAACTGGTACAGAAGAGACATTCTTACTTAGGTCAGCACTTTCAAGCAACCCAACACTTGTAGACATGGAAGATTTAGAAATTGACATTCCAGATCTTCCAGTACCAGGAAAAGGATACTTTTGGAACGGGTATAATTTTGAAAAGGCAGAAGATCGTGGCTAGCAAGTGGCAGCAAATGAAAAATTTGGTTAATTCTGACGGGGTTAAGCCATGGGATTTTTTAGATCCTAAAACAGAGTATGCAGAAAAAGAAGTGGCTGATAGCAGATACTCTATTTGTCAGGAATGTCCTCTATTTAATCAAACAACTAAGACATGTTCTGAGTGTGGATGCTTTATGGCAGCTAAAACAAAGCTTAAATTAGCCACTTGCCCAGTAGGCAAATGGTAATGGTATAATAATAATATAAAAAATGGAGGTACGAAATGTCAGATTACCAATTAACAAATGACGAAAAAGCAACAGTTATAACTACACATCTAAGAAGCCTATCTTACAGTAAGTATAATACAGAGCTTTCAATCATTGAAGAGGAGTCTTTGGAAGCACCTTCCTCTGAATCCTTGGCACAGCTGAATTCACAGCTGGATTCAATTAATACAAAGATCGCTGCCCTTGAAGAAGAACTAACAAAAGTTAGCTAAGGATAAAAGTGCAAAGCAAAGAAGAACTTATTATTAGTGCTATGCAGGAAAGAATTGGTCAGCTCGCCGCTAATTATGAATTGCAAATTGCAATGCTAAGAGCTGAGCTGACTTTTCTTACAAACGAAAAAAATGATAGACAAAAAGCATTAGAAGAATACTCAAATGAAATTGAGTCAAAGCTAGGGAGTATTTAATTGACTGTAACATTTCAAGATGGAGAGCCAGTAGATCCTAAAAAATTACAGGATCTTCAAACTCAAATAGATAACATTAAGCTTCAGTCTGATGAGTCTTATAAGCTTAGTACAACAACTGCAGGTAGTATCACACAGTCATCTAGAATGCATTTAGAGGCTGGCGTAGTCACATTTGAAACTGGATTGCCTGGTGGAAAGGTTAGCTCAATTGACATTGATTTAGGTTGGGGACCAGGATATGAAATTGCTTATGTTGTAGCAACACCAAGAAACCAAGATCCTAAAACTAATAACATGCGATGGTCTATTTCTGGACAGTGGGCGGGATCAACTAAGCTTAATGTGTATGCTGAAAAAACTATCTCTGGACCAGTTAATTTTCACTGGTTGAGTGCAGGTAAAAAGATTATAAGTAACCCTTAAATTATCTATTGACACATTGATTTAATATGTTACAATTGCTATAACGTTAAGCCACGATATCGTGGCTTTTATATATATTAAGGGTTTTAATGAGCAACGATTTAAAGTGGATGATATCATCCGATCAACAATTTCCGTATCAAGATGATAAGATGATTGCGCTTTGGTTTAAAGTCATGAAGTGGTTTAAACCAGATGTCGTTGACTACCTTGGAGACACAGATGATCAGGCTTGCTATAGCAAGTATACTGAGGGCAAATCAGCAGAGTTTTTAAACTATCATAAGAATGATAGCAAAGATCTTATTGTTCCAATGATGAGGCATGAAGCAAAAGGCGCAAGAGACTTTTATGCAAAGACAAGAGAGATGCTTCCAGATGCTCAGCTTTTTTCAGCATTAGGAAATCATGATATTAGAATCTTTAATTATGTAGATGCTAAATTGCCAGAGTATATTTCTGAGGTAACTCCAGAATCAATGTGGAGCTTAGACTCTTTAGGCTATGAGTATATTTATTATAATGAACTTCCAAAGCGCCGATTCGGAGATATACACGTTCACCATGGGCTTTCAATTGCTTCAACTGGTTCAGTAAGAAAAGACATGGAAGACCTTCAGATATCTTTGATGAGAGGACACTCTCACAGAATAGCATCACACCTAGTTACTTATGAATTAAGAAACGGTGGACAGGGAGAAACTCTTCGAGGTTATGAGCTTGGCCACATGTGTGATGAAAAATCAGATGGAATGAAATATATGCAGCACCATGATTGGCAAAAGGGTTTTGCCATTGCACATATTGTAAATGACTACCCACATATTCAAATGATCCATGTGGCACCAGATTACTCATGTGTTGTTGATGGGAAGCTATTTACGCTATGATGAAATGCAATAAGTGTCAGGGGAGAGTTTTTGTAGATAGAGTATTTTCACAAAAACTACACGTAGAGCTTTTCTGCATGATGTGCGGTAAAAGATGGATGATTAATAAGGATACGAGTGCACTAGGTAAATGGATAGAAAAAAGAGAAAACAGTCAGCTAAAAGCATTCGGTATTTCTTCTTAAATAACAAGATACATAAAGTATTAAGTCATTCAAGATCTAAAGACCAAATGGTTGCTTGGTGCTATCCAGATAAAAAAAGACTTATGTATTCTTATTCACAAGTTTTAAAAACTATGGAGAATGCATATTCAACTAGCCAAGTAGCTCAAATGCTTGGCAAGCATAAGGTTACTATAGAAGATTATATTTTGGACGGGAAGATAAGATATCCTCAAAAAGTATATCCAATAGGTAATCCAGATAGCACATGGTATAAGTTTATGTATAGTGAATCGGACATTATGGACATTCATGAGTTTATATTAGAATCAGGGTATTCTAATAACATGCCTTCAAGAAATGAAATGAGGGCTCTTCTCAAACACAACACTATATTGTATACTAAGACAACAGAAGGGAACTTTGTGCCAGTATGGAAAGCAGAGTAGCCCCAGCAAGAGTTGTAGTATGTGAAATATGTAAGAAAGAATTGGTAGTGCGTTGGGGCATTTTTGCCCACGACACTTTAAGCAGACATAGAAAGGCGGAGCACTAATGGAAAAGGGAACTCAGGTTAGAGTTGATCTATCTTTTACACGTAACTTAGGTAACTTCGAAAGCATTAAAATTGGTATCGGCGTAGACGATTTTGTTAGAGACGGCGAAACAGTAGATGCAGCAGCAGATAGAGTTTACAAGTTTGTTGAAGACAAGCTCATTCAAAAGACTCAAGAAGTAGAAGAGGAATTGCGTGGCAGTAAATAAAGAACCCTATATCCTGCTATCTTTATATTCAAATCTATATGAAGGCCTATACAGTTCAAAGCCAACAATTAATAGATATAAAGAAAAATGGGCTATGCAAGATGTGATTGACAGCATAGGGTTTGATCGCGCAAAGGATGTTTTGTACTATTATTTTGAGACTGGAAAGAATAGGCACCCGCTTAATTTTTTCTACAACAACTTTGAAAGAATAGAAGACATGATGATGCAGATTAAAGAAGACAAAGCCAACAGAAGCCGTCTGTTGCAGGAAACAAAAAAAATGATTGAGGGTAATGAATGAATACAGAAGCCGAGCTAATCTCAGCGGTATGCAAGAACAAAGACATCAGCACTATACTTGCAGATAACTCAGACGACCTATTCGTTTCTCATAAAGATATTTGGGAAGGCCTTAAGTCATATTATTATAAGTTTAGAGCTGTACCAGAAGCAACTATTCTTCAAGATAAGTTTAAAGACTTTGAGCCAGTTGAAACTAAAGGAGAGACTGGATACTATTTAGATAAACTTAAAAATGAATTTGTTGGCAACAAACTAAAGACCATTCTTCTTCAAGCTGGTTCCTCTTTGAAGGACGATGCTCCTTCTAGGGTTCTTGGTACAATGCAGTCACAGTTAGCAAACCTAAGCAGATATACTAATAATGTAAAAGATTTAGATATAACAGATTTAGATTCAGCAGAAAGACACTACGAGTCAGTAAGAACTAGATCATTGGCAATGGGCGGTAGCCCAGGAATCCTAACTGGATTTGAAGCAATTGATAAAGCTTACCCAACAGGTATGGCTCCAGGACACCTTATCGTTGCTATTGGCTGGCCAGGACGTGGTAAGACTTGGTTCACATCATACTTAGCATGCAAAGCTTGGGAGCAAGGCTTTAAGCCTATGATTGTTTCTCTTGAAATGGCACCAGAGAATATGCGAGACAGAATATATACAATGCTTGGTTCTGGATTGTTTAGAGCAAGCGACCTTTCAAAAGGTGACATTAACATTGATGATTTTAAAACTTGGGGAAAGAAAAAAACTGAAGGAAAGAACAGCTTCATTCTTGTTTCTAATGAAGGTGCTGGAGAAGTAACACCAGCAACAATTCAAGGAAAGATTGATCAGCATAAGCCAGACTTAGTAATTTTAGATTACCATCAACTATTTAATGATAACAAGCGAAGTAACTCTGAAGTAGAGCGAAATAGAAATATCTCAAGAGACTTTAAGTTATTGGCTGTTACAAATGGAATTCCAATTATTGATATTACTGCAGCAACTGCAGATGATATCTCAGACCAAAAGCAGCCTCCGATGATGAGCCAAGTTGCATGGTCAAAAGCAATTGAGTATGATGCAGATATGGCTATTGCTATTCACAAGCATGCTAATACAGATTTAATTGAGGTGGTGTCTAGAAAGAATAGACACGGACACGACTTCAGATTCTTCCTTGATTGGGATATTAACAGAGGTGTTATTACTCCAATTTACGAAGATCTTCCAGAGCTGAGCAATGACTCATCAAAACATTAAAAGGTTTCAAATACAGGTTGAGTTTCTAGATGATTCTAATATGATTAAGATCAAGAAACAGTATGAAAACTTGCTTGTAGATCAAATGAGAGAATCTGGATACACCAGAGTACTTGACATTGACCCATCCTTTTCGGTAGAATTTGATGGTCAAACGTGGAAATTCTTAATGACTATCCACGGAGTCTATGTAGGAAAGAAGAAGTCATGGCAATTAGAGGGTATAACTCAAGGCAAGTTGATAGCTCGGAGTACACCCCTGCCCATATCAAATCAATAGTACAAAGCCTTGGAATAGATATGGTGGGCGAGACATCAAATGATTATCTTGCGTACTGCCCATTTCATTCTAATAGACATACATCAAGTTTTAGTATAAGTAAAACAAAAGGCGCATATATTTGCTTTAATCCATCCTGCGGAGAAGCTGGAACATTGAGCGACCTTGTTAAAAGGATATTAAATAAAAATGAGTTTCAGTCGCTAAGATTTATTGAGTCTAAGCAGTCTGAAGCATTAGCAAATTTTGATGAGTCTCTTAAAGATATGCTGCAAGATAAACCAGAGTTTGTTGAGTTCCCAGAAGCTACCTTAAAAAATTTATATGATGGTTTAGTAAAAAGCAGCAAGGCAAAAGAGTATCTAGTTTCTCGTGGAATTAATTCAGAATCAATGGAACATTTTATGTTAGGGTATTCTGAAAATATGGACATGATAACTGTTCCAGTACATAGTCCAGATGGAACTCCAGTCGGTGTTGTTGGTAGATCTATATCTGATAAAAGATTTAAGAATAGTAAAGACCTTCCAAGAAGCAAGACTATGTTTAATATTCATCGTGCCAAGAAAATTGGTGACAGAGTAATAGTTGTAGAGTCTAGCTTTGATGCTATTCGTGTTCACCAAGCTGGCTTTCCTAATGTAGTTGCCACTCTTGGCGGTCATATATCTGGAGATAATTTAGGGCTTTTAAACAGATATTTCAATACAGTTATTATTATGACTGATGCAGATAAGGCTGGAAGAGATTTAGGCTCGGCTATTGCTTACAAATTAAGTAATAAAAACATCTTGTGGGCATCGCATTCTTATGGTAGAATATATCCAGAGGGTGTAAAAGATGCAGGTGATATGTCTGATGAAGATATTAAAGCCTGTATAACAAATGCCATATCTAATTTTGAATATAGAACTTAAAAAATACGTGGTTACAAACGGATATATACCGTTACATACATAAGGAGAATAAAATGGGAATAGTAAAAGGTTTGTCAGGAATGACAAAGGCAATGGACAAGGTTACATACACTAGTTCAGAAGATAGCAAGGCAAAGTGGTTAAAGATTGAAGATGGAGAAGCTGTAAAGATTCGTTTCTTACAAGAGCTTGATCCAGATTCACCACACTATAATGAAAAAATGGGTTGCGGATTTTTTGCAATTGAACACACAAACCCTAAAGATTATCGCCGTAAGGCACTAGACACAATGGAAGATGAAGGCCGTGACTGGGCTCAAGAGCAGCACCGCAAGGATCCAAAGGCTGGTTGGGGCGCAAGAAAGCGTCTTTACATTAATGTTCTAGTCGATGATGGAAAGACTGAGCCATATGTAGCAATTCTTTCTCAAGGAGTAAGCGGTAAAACAATTACACCAACACTGATTGAATATGCAAATGAAATGGGAAGCATCACAAATCTAATGTGGCGTGTAAAGCGTAGTGGTCTTAAGACAGACACAAGCTACACAATTATACCGTTGGCTAAAGATGAAAAGCCATTCGACTTTTCTGCTGTCGAGCTGTTTGATTTAGAAAAAACAGCAGTGCGTAGCGTTCCATACGCAGAGCAGGAAGCATTCTATACTGGTGAGTCATCTCCAGAAGAACGAGAGTCATCTTCAACAAGCAGCAGCGTAGACTGGTAAGAGAGAGTATAGGCGGAGAATTAAGTTGAACTTCACACATTTGCATGTGCATTCTTTCTATTCATTAATGGATGGGCTTAATTCTCCTGCCGAACTTGTAAAAGCTGCAAAAGAAGCTGGTCAGACTTCTCTGGCTATTACTGACCACGGAACACTATCTTCACACCGTGAAATGCAAATTGCATGTAAAGAGCAAGGGATCAAGCCAATTCTTGGAGTGGAAGCATACATTTCTCCAACAGATAGATTTGATAGATCTTCAAAGACAGATAAATCAATTCAGGCCTATAACCATATTATTCTTTTAGCTAAGAATAAAAAGGGTCTAGAGAATATAAACACCCTTCAGGAGCTTGCATGGACAGAAGGCTTTTATCATAAGCCACGTATTGATAGAGAGGTATTGAAAGAGTATGCAGAAGGTATTATTGTATTGTCTGGATGCCTTAACGGGCTTATTAGTAAGGCTATTGAACGCCAGGAATTCTCAGAAGCAAAACTTGTACTTCAAGACTTTAAGAAAACTTTTGGTGAAGACTTTTACGTTGAGGTGCAATCTCATAACCCGACAGAAATCAACTCAAAGCTTTTGGAGCTGGCTGATCAACTCAAGATAAAAGCGGTGGCAACAGGAGATGCTCACTTTGCTAAAGAAGAAGATAGAGTATTAGAAGAAGCAATGCTTATTCTATCAACATCTCCTAAGTCGGATAAAGATGCAGACTTTGAAATGTCTAGACAAATGCCAGACATGATGGATAGATTTAATTACTTATACCCAGACCGTAGAATATCATTTCAAGATTATAATCTATTTATTCAAAGCAGGTCTGAAATTGAGGCGGACTTTAATAAAGCAGGCATTACTCGTACAGATATATATGATAATACAATGGAGATTGCAGACAAGATTGAAGAGTATGACTTCTATGAGGGATTAGATCTGCTACCCATCCCAAAGACCAATGCTGACAAGAAACTAGCTGATATGGCCTTAGAAGGCCTTAGAAGGCTATCTCTGGACAAAGATCAGGTCTACTTGGATAGAATTGCAGAAGAGTTATCTATAATTAAAGATAAAGCATTTGCTTCATATTTCTTAGTTGTTGCAGATATGATTACATGGGCTAAGTCAAATAATATTATGGTTGGCCCAGGTCGTGGTTCTGCAGCAGGCTCACTAGTTTGCTACGCCCTTGGAATTACAGATGTAGATCCAATTAAATATGATTTGCTTTTCTTTAGATTTATTAATCCAGAACGTAATGACTTTCCAGATATTGATACAGACTTCGAGGACCGTCGTCGTAAAGAGGTTAAAGATTATTTGAAGAAGAAGTTTAAGCACGTAGCATCTATTTCTACATTTACTTACTTTAAAGATAAGGGTGTAATTAGAGATGCGGCAAGAGTATTTATGGTTCCTCTTTCTGATGTTAATCGTGCAATGAAGTCTATTGATACGTTTGAAGATTTTATGGATTCACCCAATACAAAAGAGTTTAGAGCAAAGTACCCAGAGGTAACTTGGCTTGCAGAACGTCTTCGTGGAAAGATTCGAAGCGTTGGAGTACATGCTGCTGGTGTAGTTGTGGCAAAAGATGACTTGAGAAAGTATGCACCAATAGAGTCCAGAGCAGATGCAAATGATGACGTGTCTGGAAGAATTCCAGTCGTGGCATACGACATGGATACGGTTGCAGATATAGGTCTTATTAAGCTAGATGCCCTAGGTCTTAAGACTTTATCTGTAATCTCAGATACATTAAAATCAGTTAAGGATAGACACGGTAAAGAGATTAATCTTTACAACATCCCCCTTGACGACCAAAAAGTTTACAAGATGTTTAACGACGGATACACTAAAGGTGTTTTCCAAGCAGAAGCAACGCCTTACACAAATCTACTTATAAAGATGCAGGTAGATAAGTTTGAAGACTTGGCTGCATCAAATGCTCTTGTTAGACCAGGAGCAATGAATACCGTAGGTGCTTCATATATTAAAAGAAAGCACGGGGATGAGGCAGTTAACTATATTCATCCTATCATGAAACCTTTTACAGAAAATACATACGGAGTTATTATTTATCAGGAACAGGTTATGCAAGCATGCGTACACCTAGGTGGAATGACTTGGTCAGAGGCTGACAAGGTTAGAAAGGTTATTGGTAAAAAGCAGGATGCAAAGGAACTCGGTCCGTTTAAAGATAAGTTTATTCAAGGCGCTAAAAAGCATATCAGCGCCGATGAAGCAGAGAACCTCTGGAAAACATTCGAAGCTCACGCTGGATACTCATTCAATCGTAGTCACGCTGTTGCTTATTCTATGCTTTCTTATTATACCGCTTGGCTTAAGTGCTATTATCCTTTGGAATTTTTATTCTCGATCCTTAAAAATGAAGGAGACAAGGATGCCAGAACAGGATATCTAATTGAAGCCAAGAGGCTTGGAATTAAAGTTAAGCTTCCACATGTAAATGAATCAGATGTAAACTTTTCACTACAAAAAGATTCAATTAGATTTGGTTTAGCTGAAGTTAAATTTATTTCAGACAGTATTGCAAATAAAATTATTGAAAAGAGACCGTATGAAAACTACAAAGATTTTGTCGACAAGGCGTCTAAGAAGGGTAGCGGTATTAACTCTAGGGCCGTTAACTCTCTTAATGCTATTGGGGGCGCTGCTTTTGATGATAATCCTAGAAGTGGCAAAGAAGCAGAGTCTTATTACGAATTTTTAGGGATACCTTCTTTTAACCTTTCTAACTTAGAGCCAAGGGTTAAAGCACAAGCAAGACCTATTGATGAATTTGAAGAGCTGGGATCATTCGTAATGTTTGGTATGGCCAAAAGCATCAAGCGTGGTAATGGCTGGTCGAGAATTGAGCTTGTCGATGAAAGTGGATCTGTAGGATTATTCGATATAGAGCAGACAAAAATAGAAACAAATAAAATGTATTTTGTTCTTGTAGGCGATAATAGAATATCAAGATACATAGATGTTGATTCTATCAATAAGGATTCTGACGATGCATTTGTTAAATATTTATATGCAAAGTCATACCCTATTGACGAAAATCAAAGGTTCGTGATAAGCTATACACCATATAAAACAAAAGCTGGCAAAACTATGGCGCACCTTGTTATGTCAGATAAAGATAAGAATTTAAATAGAGCTATTGTTTTTTCTAGCATGTATCCAATTTCATTGGCTAAAATGCGAGAAGGAATGATTTGCGAGCCAACTCTAAAAACCTTAGAAGATGGAACACTTATGGTTAAGGATGTAAGATGACAAGTAATACAGAAGATGTTTTTAAAACAATGAACGCTACAAGAGTTTTGGTTGCTATTTTAAATAAAATTGAATCTATTAGTATACCTACTGAAGATTTTATAAACTCCAACAATCAAGATGTACAGCTTTCTGTAACATATAATGACGAAACTATGTCATTTGAATTTAGACTAGAAGATAAACCATCTGAATCTGAAGAAGAATTGCCAAACAACTAATCGTTATGGAAATGCAACTAGACGATATATTAGCAAAGCTAGACCCTAAGACTAGAGCTAGGGTTCAGTCTGCCGTGGATATTCAGATTGAAAAGCAGCCTACACCTAGCATAGGACTGAACTTCGCATTAAACGGAGGTTTTGCTTATGGAAGGCAAATACTTGTTTGGGGAAATAAGTCTGCAGGAAAGTCTTCTTTCTGTTTGCAGATGATTGCTTTAGCTCAAAAAGAAGGCAAGACATGTGCGTGGATTGATGCGGAGCATTCTTACGATCCTGAGTGGGCAGAAAAGCTTGGCGTAAACTCAAAAGAATTAATATACTCTCCAGCTAAAACTGTTAATGATATGGTTGATGTTGCAACAAAGCTTATGGAAGCTGGTGTTGATCTGATAGTAGTTGATTCTATTTCAGCGTTGCTACCAGCAATCTATTTTGAAAAAGACGGAAATGAAATGAAGGATTTGCAAGACACTAAGCAAATCGGCGCAGAAGCAAAGGATATGACCCACGCAGTCAAGATGTTAAACTATGCAAACAAAAACACATTACTTGTTCTCATCTCGCAGCAACGAAATCAATTTGGATCTATGCATGCTAGTCACATCCCCACAGGTGGCATGGCAGTTAAGTTCTTCTCTTCAACCGTCATTAAGCTATGGTCTTCTGAGGCTGAGGCTAATGCTATTAAAGCAGGTATTAAAGTTGGTGACAAGATTATTGAACAAAGAGTTGGGCGACCAGTTAATTGGATTGTTGATTACAACAAGGTCGGCCCCCCAAATTTATCAGGACAATATGACTTTTACTACCAAGGGCAAGCTCTTGGTATAGATTATGTTGGAGAAACATTAGACGTTGCAGAAATGTGTGGCATTGTAGAAAAGGGTGGCGCATGGTATACAGTAAATGGAGAACGTTTTCAAGGACGTGCAAAGGCTGTAGCATATTTAAAGGAAAATCCAGATGTTGTAGACAGCTTAATAGGAGAAATAAATGCCAAACATTAATGAGTTTTTTACTTCAAAAGTTGAAGAGTCTATAGATAACAGAGTTGAAAAAATAGAACAGCAGAGGCCATGCAGTAAGTGTGATCTTTCTGCTCCATACTATAGTTTTAATCAGGTTACTTTAGAAATGTACTGGAAATGCCCATCTGGTCATGAGACAAAGCATAAGCTTAACTGATGTCAGAAAGAGCAGAAGTAAAGAGAGACGGCGCTAAAGCACAAAAGAATAGTGGCCGTGGAGAATATCAAAAAGGTGATGCTAAATGGAAAAACTTTGTAGTAGACTACAAAGAATCTAAAGCTTCATTTAATTTAAATAAAGATGTATGGGCTAAAATCTGTACAGATACTTTTAAGGTTAGCAGGGACATGCATCCAGCCCTTAAAATTATTATTGGTGGGGATTCCAAGGTCCGTCTTGGAATCATAGAGTGGTCAGTACTAGAAGAGCTGATCACATTTTGGGAGGAAAATAAAAATGGCTAATCCGATTATTACAATCGTTGGGCGAGTTGGTAGTGAACCAGAACCTGTTGGATCAAATGGTCTCAGGTTTAGAGTTGCAACTAATGATCGCGTTAAGAATGAAACTACTGGAGAGTGGGAAGACAAAAACACTTCTTGGTGGACAGTAAAAGCTTGGCGTACACTTGCAGGACAATCAAAGTCTGTAATTAAAAAGGGTATGGAAGTTATTATCGTTGGAAAGATTTATGAAGAAAATTGGACAGATAAAGATGGAATTAAGAGAAGCTCTTATGAAATCAATGCAGATTCAATTTCTGTAACAGCATACTCATTGTCTAAGGATAAGCCTTCAGGCGATAACGATTTCCCTTCATACAAGACATACGCTGAGGTTCCATTCTAGTGGTATACTTTATTTATGGATGCCTATTTGGCTTTGCTGCTGGGTATGGCGTTGGATTGTTGATGGATAAGTGGGATAAAAAGATTAAAAATGACAGAGGATAAAAATACATTAGAGTTAATTAACTCTATAACTGAATTTAACGATCTTCATGAGTATATGAATGATGCTCAACTGGACAGAGCTTTAGCTGTCATAGTTAAACTATTGTTAAATCCAGATGTTCCTGCTGCAAAAGCTCCTCAGCTTATTATTGAACTTCAGGCTATGTCAACTAAGTTTGCCATGATGGCATCTTACTATTCAACAATAGCAAAGGATAAGGCTGGAACCATGAACAATAATAAGAAAAATATATATTACTCAGCAAAGGAGTCCATAGACAAACTTGTAGATGCACTTAAGTATGTCGTTAGGTATAATCTATAATGGGAAGAAATATAGTAAAGAACTTAAAGTTTAAAAAGCATACTGGAAAGTTCTTTGATCCAGAAGCATTTGCTGAACTGCTTGATGAGTCCTACAAAAATACCAAGAGGGCTGACGGAGAAATGACAAAGAAATCATTTAGCCCAAGCTCTCTTGGATATGGACACGGAACCTGCCCAAGGTACTGGTACATGGCATTTTCGGGTGCAGTATTCATTGACAATAACGATGCAGTTGCGGTTGCCAATATGGCACAAGGAACCCAGGCTCACGAAAGGCTTCAGAATCTAATAAAGACAATGCCTCAGTGGGTTGCAGAAGAAGAAGAAATTATTAATGAGTACCCGCCTATTCGTGGCTTTATTGATCTTATTATGGAGTACGATGGTGAGACTGTAATTGGTGAAATTAAAACTGCAAAGCAAGAAGTTTGGGATGCAAGGCAGGCAGAAATGAGCCCGTCTGCAAACCATCTCCTGCAGCTTTTAACTTATATGAAGCTAAAGGATGCAAAAGAAGGTTTCTTTTTATACGAAAATAAGAATACTCAGGAGATACTAATTATTCCAGTAGTTATGAATGATAAGAATAAAAAGATTATTGAGGATACATTTCTTTGGATGAGAGAGGTATGGGACAACTTTAAAGATGGCGACCTTCCTATGAAGCCAGAAGGAGCCACAAAAACTAAGATGCCCTGCACTTACTGCCCAATTAAAAAGCAGTGCTACTCTAAAGAAACTCCTACTGGAACAGTGCAGATTGAAAGATTTAAGGTGCCTTCTTTATGATATGTGCAAACTCAGACTGTCTTAACGATAAAGAGTTTACCCCAAAAACTCACAACCAAAAGTATTGTTCAGATGAATGTTGCAGGGTTGCAACAAACAAAAAAATCATGGAGAAATACTATGAAAAAAAAGCTATTCGTTCTGGACAAAAAAGGTATTGTAAGAAGTGTAAATCTAGTTTAAGTAGGTACAACTCTTCAACAATATGTGCGAAGTGTGAGAAAAGTATTTCTAATTCAGACAAAGAGAAAATATTAAGGATGCTAAATGACTCTGGCCAAATTAGCTAAAACAAAAGCCAACAGGGTTTTAGGAATAGATGCATCAACATCTTCAGTCGCTTTTTGCTTGCTAGAAAACAATAAGCCACTAAAGTGGGGAAAGATAAACATACTTGGCAATGACATATATGAAAAGATATATGACGCTAAAGTTAAAACCGCTATTATGCTAGATGAACTTAAGTCAGACTACATAGCAGTTGAGGGAGCGATACTTGTCAGATCACCAGATGCTGTGATAAAATTATCTTATGTGTATGGAGTTGTAATTGCTGAGTTGATGTCAACTGGAGCTAAAGTTATTACAATAAGCCCTTCGGCATGGCAGTCCCACATTGGAAATAAAAACCCAACTAAAGATGAAAAAGATGCAATTAGAATATTGAATCCAGGATACGCAGATTCGTGGTACAAAAACAAATTACGTAACATGAGAAAGCAGAGAACGGCAGATTATTTTAATAAGAAGTATGATTTAAACTTAGAAGATTTTGATGTCGCTGATAGTTTTGGCATTGCGTATTATGCTAATGAAGTGTTGACGAAGAGGTGAAATTGTACAAGAATAAAGACTGGCTACATAGAAGATATGTTATCCAAAGAAAAAGTATGGAAGAAATTGCTAGCGAATGTGGCGTAACTGTTATGACCATATATAGAGCCCTAAAAGAAAAAGGTTTAATTAAATGACCCTTACACCAGTTTTTGAAGACTCAAAGGAATTTAGATACGATGATTTATATTTACTTACAGTAGGTACAGAAGCTGGGAAAGAGATATTGTCAACCTGCCTTGAAATTGCTCACATGTTAATTAAAAAAAATATTGCCTATGGAAATTCTGCATTGGAGCCAGTTAGAATATTTTCAAAGGCGGGACCAAAAGAGCAGCTATATGTCCGTATTGATGATAAGCTTAATAGATTAATTAAGGGAACAGATTATCCAGGCGATAATGATATTGATGATCTAATTGGATACCTAATATTACTAAAGGTTGCTAAGGAATTTGCTATTTCAGTCGACTAGAAGTATAATAAAGTCATATGGAAATTGAACTAGCAGATCATTTTGATCGAATGAATAAAGTAGTTGAAGAACTACTTAGAGGAAATAACCCTACCCAAATTGCTACACTTACTGGCTTTAAAAGGGCAGAAGTTGTTGGGCTTATAGATGAGTGGAAGAATGTAGTCCACAACGACACATCAGCCCGTGAACGTGCTAAAGAGGCTATCTCTGGAGCTGATCAGCACTACGCTATGCTAATTAAAGAAGCATGGAAAACAGTTGAGGATGCAGATCAGGCTGGACAGCTTAGCGTTAAGTCTGGAGCTTTAAAGCTGATTGCCGACATTGAAGGAAAAAGAATTGGAATGCTTCAAGAGGTTGGCTTGCTTGACAATGCAGAGCTTGCTGGACAGATAGCAGAGTCTGAAAGAAAGCAAGAAGTTCTTGTGAAGATATTGAAGGAAGTAACTGCGTCATGTCCAAAGTGCAAAATGGAAGTAGCTAAGCGTTTATCTCAAATCACTGGAATAGTTGAGCCAATAGAAATAATTGAGGAAGTCAGTGGAGTTTGATTTTAATGATCTCATCGACATCTTGGATGGTGAAGAGTTTGATGAAAGGCCAGTTGACCTAAAAACTTTTGTAACAGACAAAAACTATTTAGGTTTGCCAGAATTATCTGATCATCAGTATACACTTATAGAAAAATCATCTCAGATATATAAAGAGTCAACTCTAATAAAGCTCTTTGGTGAAAGCGAAGGGTCTTTAAGATACAGACAAACCTGTAATGAAGTTGTAGCACAGTTAGGCAAGGGTAGCGGTAAGGATTACTGCTCCACCATATCTGTTGCGTATATAGTTTATTTACTATTGTGTTTGAAAGACCCAGCATCTTACTACGGCAAGCCGCCTGGAGACTCTATAGATATTATCAATATTGCTATTAACGCTCAGCAGGCAAACAACGTTTTCTTTAAGGGATTTAAAAATAGAGTAACACACTCACCTTGGTTTGCTGGAAAGTATTTTGAAAAAGCTTCTGAAATTAAGTTTGATAAAAATGTAACCGTGTACTCTGGTCACTCAGAAAGAGAAGCTTTTGAAGGGTACAACGTTTTGGTTGCAGTGCTCGATGAAATTTCTGGCTTTGCCTTAGACAGTACAAGCGGACACGATCAGGCAAAGACAGCTAGCGGAATATATGACATGTACAGGGCATCTGTAGACTCTCGTTTTCCAGACTACGGTAAAGTAATTCTTCTATCGTTCCCAAGATTTAAGAATGATTATATACAGCAAAGATATGATAATATTATTTCTGAAAAAGAAATCATATCTAGATCTCATAAGTTTAAGTTAGATCCAAACCTGCCAGACAATACTGTAGGAAATGAGTTTGAGATATTCTGGGATGAAGATCAAATTATTTCATATAAGTACCCTAAAGTTTATGCAATTCGTAGACCTACATGGGAAGTAAATCCAACCAGAAGTATTGAGGATTTTAAAATTGCTTTTTACCGAGATGTTACAGATGCTCTAGGAAGATTTGCATGTATGCCACCAGAAGCAATTGATGCTTTTTTTAAGTCACGTGAAAAAATTGAAATGGCTTTTAATGATCTATCAATAGCTGTAGATGGCTTCGGTAGATTTGAAGAGTGGTTTGTTCCTCAAGACGATAAAGAATACTTTATTCATGTTGACTTAGCTCAAAAGCATGACCATTGCGCTGTATCAATGGCTCATGTTGAAAAGTGGGTTAGTGTAAAGGTAACAGACACATACTCTCAGCCAGCTCCAATCGTAAAGGTTGATGCTGTTATGTATTGGACTCCAACATCAGACAAGTCTGTAGACTTTACTGAGGTTAGAGATTACATTCTTTCTCTTAGGTCCAGGGGCTTTAACATTAGGCTTTGTACATTCGATAGGTGGAACTCCCACGACATGATGCAGCAGCTAAGGCAGTATGGAATAAGTACAGAAACTTTATCAGTAGCTAAAAAACACTATGATGATATGGCTATGGTTGTAATGGAAGAAAGATTAAACGGTCCACACATACCGCTTCTAGTTGATGAATTATTAGAGTTAAGAATTATGAGGGACAAGGTAGATCACCCAAGAAAAGGATCTAAAGACTTAGCCGATGCTGTATGCGGGTCAATATATAATGCTATTAGCATGACAAGGACGGCGTTTGGAGATATCGAAGTACATGATTATTCATCTGTAAGAAAACAGTATAGAGAATCAATATCTGCAGAGTCACCTAATTTAATCAAAGCACCATCAGCAATGCCAAAAGATCTTTCTGATGCACTAAGTGGAATGGAAATAGTATGAGTATATATCAAGAAAAGGCTAAAGAATGTAAGTGCTGCAGTAAGCATGTGCCTCTTCCTACAAGATTAAAGGAGTATGAAGGAGTAATGGTTTGCCCAACTACATTTGACAACATACATGAATACAAAAGGGTATGGGCGGATATAGGAAAAAGACCACCAGGAAGTATAAGAAAACATTTTTCTGAGTATGTTCAGCAAATAGTTGAGCAGTCTATTGACAAAAACAATAATAAAATACTATAATTCAACTAGGCAACAATAGCTTAGTTGGTTAAAGCCCCGAACTCATAATTCGGTAATCGTAGGTTCAAGTCCTACTTGTTGCACAGGGGGTAACATGTTTAATGATTTTGACGAAGAAGAAATGATGAATAAGATACAGCACTATATTGAAATAGGCGCAATAAGGGTTGCTGGGTTTACTGAAGATGGAGAGGCCATATTCGAGCTAAATGAAGATACTACTAAGGATTTGGCTCCAGAACTCTGGGAAGCACACGAACAGTATATCGATGCAGAACTATTAGATTTATTAGACAATGATTTAATGCAGGTTGAATACGATGAAAATCTAAATGCCACATTTAATTTTACATTAGAGGGGTACGAGATTGCTAAAAGTAAAGGTATTATACCTTTAGACACTATTGAAGATTTTGATCTTTAATAGTATAATTTATTTATACCTCTGTAGCTCAGAGGAAGAGCAACAGACTTCTAATCTGTTGGCCGCTGGTTCGAATCCAGCCAGGGGTGCGATATGAAATATCATCACTTATACACAAGGAGAAAAATGAAAACAGTAGGAGATAAGTTAGGAAATTTTGCAGTCACTGGTGTTAAGCCAGGAGCTTTGTCATATGAAGATTCCTCTTTCGAGGTAATCACGCAGGATTCGTTCCCAGGTAAATGGAAGATTATTGCATTTTATCCAAAAGATTTTACATTTGTATGCCCAACAGAAATTGTTGCTTATGATGCTTTAGTTAATGACTTTAACGATAGAGATGCTGTCTTAATGACTGGATCAGTGGACAATGAGTTCTGTAAGATTGCTTGGAGAAATGCCCACGAGGATCTAAAAAAGACTAATTCATGGTCATTTGCAGATACTGCACACCATTTGGCTAATGATCTCGGAGTTCACCATTCTTCTGGTGTAACTTACCGTGCCACATTTATTATTGATCCAGACAATATTATTCAGCATGTTACAGTAAACAACCTAGATGTAGGTAGAAACCCAGATGAAACTCTTCGTGTACTAGATGCTTTGCAAACAGGAGAGCTTTGTGCATGTAATCGATCACTAGGTGGAGAAACTTTGTAATGTTATGGGTTGACCAGCTAAAAGATTCCTTGCCAGAGTATGCTAAAGACATTAAGTTAAACCTAGATGCTGTAATCAACAGGTCAACTATTGATCCAGAGCATGCAACATACCTTTCTATTGCTGCAGCATTTGCAACTGGAAATTCTAAGCTGCTTGCATTTATTACTGCAAGCGCTACTGATGAAGTTGAAAAAAATGCAGCTTTAACAGCTGGTGCTATCATGGCACAAAACAATGTTTGGTATCCATTCATTGAAATGGCAGATGACCCAAACCTAAAGGGGTTGCCAGCACAGCTAAGAATGAATGCTATTTCTTCTCATGGTGGCACAACAAAGGGTAAGTTTGAAGCTTACTCTTTAGCATCATCAATTATTGGCAAATGTCATTTTTGTGTTAAGGCACATTATGAAACATTGAAAGAAGAAGGCTATACGGTTGAGCAGTTGCGTGATATCGGAAGAATTGCAGCAACAATTAATGCACTAGCAAAAATTCTTTCGGCTTAGGATAAGTCCTTGGTATGACTTAAAACTACCAGCTTTGCCCTATAGCTCAGTTGGTAGAGCGTCGAACTGTTAATTCGAATGTCCCTGGATCGAGGCCAGGTGGGGCAGCGTTCCTATAGCTCAGTTGGTAGAGCAGCAGACTTTTAATCTGCGGGTCGATGGTTCGAGACCATCTGGGGACACTGTATTAAAAAGGGGAAAGAATGAAAAAAGATACAAGCACTAGGTCAATATGCTTTGATGACATACTGCTTGTCCCTAAAAAATCTAACATAGTAACAAGGGGCAGCATAAATCTAGATACTGTAATTGGTAATCCAATCAGGCCAAAATCTTTTATACACTTAAGGTCTCCTATTATTATGGCACCTATGGATTTTATTACAAGTGATTCTATGATAGAAAAGGTTACATCATTTGGTGGGCTAGCCATACTTCCTAGATATACTAATTTTGAAGAAAGAATAGCAAGGTTAAAATCGATATTACCTAAAGTTGACAACAGTCTTATTGGATTTGCTATATCTATTGAAGAGTCAAAAAATAAAAGCTGCGTAGAACTACTAGGTAAACTTGGCATAAAGGTTTTGCTTTTAGAAGTAGCTTTAGGACATTTAGAAATTGTTGTTAACGCAGTAAAGGAACTTAGACTGTTAGTAGGCTCTGGTGTACATATTATGTGTGGCAATGTTTCTTCTTATGAGGCTTATAAAGATCTGATGGATGCTGGCGCAGACTCAGTAAGAGTTGGAATTGGCGGAGGCGCTGCATGTACAACTAGAATGGTCACAGGGTTTGGAGTTCCAGTTTTATCATCAGTTATGGATTGCTATGAAAATATAAATTCTTCTGAAGTAAATGGAATAATATCAGATGGTGGAATTAAAAACAATGGAGATGTAGCAAAGGCTTTAGCTGCTGGAGCTTCGGCTGTAATGATGGGATCATTTTTTTCTGGGCATGATGAGTGTGATACAGACAAAAATGGCAGACATGTGTTTAGAGGCTCTGCTTCATTAGAAGTTCAAAAAGATAATAACGAAGAGCTTACAAAAGATTTAAAAAATTTATATGTTGAGGGCGTATCAGGCTTTGTTTCATCTAAAGGATCAATAGAGTACTCATTAAATATGTTAGTAAATAATGTAAAGAGTGCTTTGTCTTATTCTGGATCAGAAAATTTAATGGAGTTTAGAAAAAACTCAACATATATTGAGGTTTCATCAATGTCTAATTTAGAGTCTATAAACAGAGTTTAAACGATATTGTTATTTTAATTTGATATGATACAATTGGTATCTATCGCAAAGGGTTAGGGAAATAAATGATTATACAGATTATAGGCCTTCCAGGCTCAGGGAAAACTGAATTAGCCAAAGCACTAAAGGAACGCATAAATGCTATTCATCTTAATGCAGATGAGGTACGTGCAACAGTAAACTCTGATTTAAGCTTTACTCCAGAAGACAGAATTGAACAAGCAAGACGCATGGGTGAGATGGCTCGACTAATTGCCAAGCAAGGTGTTGCGCCCGTAATTGTTGACTTTGTATGTCCAACTGAAATAACTCGTGCAGCATTCGGTAAGCCAGACATCCTTGTATTCATGGACACTTTAGCAGAAGGACGCTTCGAAGACACTAATAAAATATTTGAGCGACCAGATAAATTTGATGTATCCTTTATTAGTCATAACCTTAATGCAGATGCAAAGGCCTCACATATTATTGAAAAATTCAGATTGCATGATTGGTCAGCTCCAACCACATTGATGCTGGGTAGGTACCAGCCTTGGCACGAAGGCCACCACGCTCTTTATAAAGAGGCGGGTAAGAGAACAGACCAGGTACTACTTGGAGTACGTAATACATACAACACAAGCGAGAAAGATCCACTTAAGTTTGATCAGGTAAAAGAATATATTGCTAAGGATGAATTTATGGATGGTGCATTAGTACTAAGACTACCTAACATTACCAACATTGTATACGGTAGAGATGTAGGATATAAGATTGAACAAGTAGATTTAGGTGCAGATATTCATGCTATTTCTGCCACACAAAAGCGTAAAGAAATGGGACTTTAAATGTTAGAAAATGCTATTGCAGTTGTTGTTTCACTTATAGTTGCCGCTATTGCCGTCCACTTTGTTGACAAAAAATGGGGTGGATCTGATGACAGTAACCAGGGCTAGATCTTTTGCCAAGGCATTAAGTTATCGAATATGGGGAACGCTTTCCTCTGTTGCTGTTGCCTATGTTATTACAAGAAATGCTGGTCTTTCTGTAACTATTGCCTTTTGGGAAACGGTAGTTAAAATATTTATTTACTACGCACATGAGCGTGGATGGAACTATATACAATGGGGAAGAAAATAGTGCCAAAAACAGTAGTAGTTGTTGGCGGCGGAACAGCAGGCTGGCTCACTGCACTTATGGCAAAAAGATCTCAACCTAATTTAAACATTACTGTTATAGAATCTAAAGAGATAGGTATACTAGGAGCTGGAGAGGGATCCACACCACACCTAAATACCTTGTTTGAATACCTTGGAATACCAATATCTGACTTGGTAAAAAATTGTGATGCAACAATAAAGAATGGTATTAAGTTTACAAATTGGAATAATGATGGGGGCTTCTTCTATCATGGATTTCCAGCAAAGGACATGTCTTTAGGCCCTAACTTTTCTAAATCCCCATTTGTAGCAAATAGCACACTTTTAACAATGAGTCTATTATTAAACAACGGATTAAAACAGGTGGACTTCACAGAAAAAATTTCAGAAGAAAACAAAGTTCCATTTGTATTTAAATCTCACAATGAAAACGATCCAACATTATCTTACGATAATATATCAAGTACTTCAATTCACTTTAATGCGTCTAAGCTTGCAAACAGATTGAAAGAGATTGGCCAAGAGCGAGGCATAAATGTAATTGATGGCATAATAAAAGAAGTTTTGTTGGATGATCAAGGAAATATTAAGTCTTTAGATTTAGAAAATGTTGGAGTTATAGATTGTGATTTTGTATTTGACTGTAGTGGATTTCACAGGTTAATTATTGGAAAAACATTTAATTCAAAGTGGAAAAGCTACAGCGACTTCCTTCCGTCAGATTCTGCTGTTCCATTTTTTATTGACGTAACAGATGATATTCCTCCGTACACAGAAGCAATAGCCATGAAGTACGGTTGGATGTGGAAGATACCTTTGCAAAATAGGTTTGGATGTGGGTACGTTTACGACTCTTCTTTAATATCTGAAGAACAAGCAGTAGAAGAGATAGAAAATTTTTTAGGGTATGTTCCAGCATATCCAAGAAAAGATAAAGGAGGATTTAAATTCTCCGCTGGGTACTTTGAAGAGCCGTGGATAAAAAATTGTGTTGCAGTAGGTTTATCAGCAAACTTTATCGAGCCACTTGAGGCCACATCTATTTGGGTTAGCATTATAGGACTCTCTCATATTTTTGGAACACCCGATTGGATTAATGGCGGGTCGGATGAAATAAGGAATCAGTTTAATAGCACTATAGCATCAATGAACGATGACATAGCTAGCTTTATATATTTCCACTATATGACTAAAAGAAAAGACACAGAGTTCTGGAAAAAATTTTCTTATGAAAATGCACCAGAAGATTTAAAGAAGCGAATTGATCTTTGGAGAAATAGACTTCCAAATAAAACTGATAATGGAGAAAGATGGAGCCCAAATAGTTGGTTTATTGTTGGATCATTTCAAGAAACAATTAACAAGTCTATAGCATCAATTTATATAGATGGTGAAGACGAGTATAGAAAAGGATTAGACTTGTACAATTATTTTGTTGGGTACCAAAAAAGCAGGGCTTCAAAATGCGTTAGCCACAATGAATTTTTGGAGTCTCTAAAATGAAATTTAGAACTGAATGGATAAATGCATTAAAAACAATGAGACATAGAAAGTATTGGGACAGACCTAATACTGTTGAATTCTTTGCTTTCATGACAAAGATATCTATTATATTTCCAGGCTTATTATTTGGTAAGCAATGGTGGTGGCTATATATATTTGCCCTAGTATCAAGCCTTGCGCTGATCTGGTCATCAACAGTAAAAACTCTCCCCACAATAATTTGGTTCAACATACTTTGGACAATACTTGCAGTGAGTGCTATAATTAAGTATTGGATATAAGGAGAGAATAATGTTTGAATACTATGTAAAAAAAGTCAGTAAAGTGGTAGATGGAGACACAATAGATGTCGATATCGATCTTGGATTTGATATTTCGTTTAGCTCTAGAGTTCGTCTTGCTGGTATAGACACTCCAGAAAGTCGTACTTCTGATAAAATGGAAAAGGCTTTAGGATTAGAAGCAAAGGCGTATTTAAAGAATGCAATTGATTCAGCTAAAACTGTTGTTATTAAAACAGAAAAAATGGACTCATCTGAAAAGTATGGTCGCATCTTGGGATGGGTTTTCTTAGACGGATCAGATAAATCTATTAACTATAAGATGATTGAAGACGGACATGCTTGGGGTTATATGGGAGAAACAAAAATTAAAGACTTTGATGCCTTAGCTAAGGCGAGGAAAAAAAGCGGTAAGTAATGCCTGTATACGAATACAAGTGCTCATATGATGAAGCACACGCTTTAATGTCAGTTAACAGATCAATTACAGAAGATGATCCAGGGTATACATGTATTGAATGTGAATCTGTTATGGTAAGACATTTCACCCCATTCGGTATACAATTTAAAGGCAATGGCTTTTATAAAACAGATAATGCAAGATAGGGTATAATTACTACATAGCAAATTTTGCTTGTAGGAGTTATAATTGACTAGGACTAAAGCATGGAGATTATCATTAGCCACCATTTTAATGTTTGGATGGGTATTTCTCACTCCTGCCCACGGAGATGATCCACTTAGCTTAGCCGCTCAAGAAATAGAAGAGCTTAATAGTAAAGTGTCTAATTTAGTTTATCAAGATGATTTTATAGATCTTATAGACATAGCAGAAAATAAATTTACATATGCAAAAAATGCTATGGAGCTTAAAGACGATGCATATGATGCCTACGATGATGCAGTAGATGCAGAATCCGCAGCACTGGAAGCTAAAAACCTTGCTCAGTCAAATGTAGATGGCCAGACAGTCACAGTAGCC